CGTCTTCTCCTCATAAAGTTTTTCTAACCATCTCTTGAATTGAATAAACTCGATATCTCTGTCGTTGTGTGTTACTGAGATAGCGACTTTGAAATGAAATATGTGTCTGTGGGGATATCCCAAAAATGAAACATCATATTCATCACCTGTTGCAAGATTGGGATCATCCAATGCCGCAGGATACTTATGGATACCTTCTTTTCTAAAAGTTACCCAAATCATTCTTTTTGCGTTTTCCATAATAGCCTTTTTGTTATCTTCTCTCATCATTCTCAACATGTAGTTGTGATAAGATTCTCTTGTAGTTTCCATTTATATTACAGTCTTTCTGTGCTGTTGTCAAGTTATTCTGTAGGATTATCATTACCATATTTGCTCCAATCTGTAAATTTAGAGCGAGTTTGTAAGTCGTGTACTTGATGTACCCAAACACCTGCATTAGTTGCTTTAAAATCCTTATCGTCAATTTTAATACAAGCATTATAATTAAGTTGATCAATATACGGAAGTTTAATACTAATTTGACTAATAAAGTTAGGCTTTTCGTTGTATCCAGACTCTAACACATATTCATGATACTTAACATCATAATCAAGTGTTACAGTATAACCTTCTTCAAGTAAACCATAAATTAGAGTATCCCATGATTTATTGGTAGCATCATCGCCATGTGGTAGTTTTACTTGAAAACTTTGATTAGCACCAAGATAGATATGATCTACATGATTTTTCTTAGCATGTTCTAATACTTCCTCTAACGGACGACAACCTACTACAAACAGTGTGTCCATATCATAAGCAGGTGTATGTTCTACTTCATAACCTGTAAAGTAGACTACATCATCTTTTACTACTCCGTCGGAGTAATCACGCTTCATCCTGTGCCTCCAGCGAAGTAATTTCAAGTCCAACTTTCCACATTTCATCCTTAAGTGCAAGTTTTTTCTTTTTCATTTCTGTAAGATACTTGTCCGCCACATTTTCTGCTTCGGCGGCTTCAACTTTTTGATGCTCTAGATCATGTTGTTCTTTTAGACTTTGAAGTCTATTTTTTAGTTTGTCTATCTTTTCTAAGTTAGTCATACTATACCTCCTCAAATAGGTTTGAATATTGCGTACTAGCATTTACTGTTTTCTTGCCAGTAGCACCTCTAGTGCCAATAATTGACATCCAGAATCTCGAAAATTCTTCTATAACTGCTTCTGCTTCATCCCTGTTTGATGTTGCAAATATTGCTTCCACAACATCTCTAAAAAATACCCTGTCAAATGACTCTTCAACAAGCATTCCTGGAATGACTTTGTTATCATATTGTCTATTTGCTTCTTGTACTGCATTAATGTGACTCCATACATTATGACCCATCTGGATCGCATAGGAAAAACTATCCCAACTTGTTCTTCCTTCTTTACCTATTTTATTTAGGTCGCCTGGTGCATATATACAAACATCTTTCGCTTGTAAATTTTGTGTGATTGGAGAATCTTTAAAACTTCCGTGTTTCCCTTCACGAACAAATGCTTGACCAAACGGTGTTGTATCTGTTGCAAGTGCTTTATCATCAATACTTGGAACCATTCTGTAAACCCACTTGCTTCTATCTTTAGTTTCAAGTTCACAATATATTTGACCATTTGCTGTTGCTAGGAACGGACTAGCACAGTCAAATGTAATTGTAAAGTTTTCATTGTGATACTTGCGAACTGCTCTTTGTACATCTGTAAGTAAGGTTGCCCATTCTAGTTTACTTGTACCTAAAAAGTGCATGAAGTCGTGTTTGCCTTTTTCAAGTAAACCATCGAATCGTAGTGCTACTAATCTCTTTAGCACAAGATGAATATCACACATATTCTGACCACCCATCGACCAACCATTAAAGTGATCTGTGTATTTTTTAGGATCACAGTAGTCTTTCATTTGCTGATACCAATCTTCTGCATCAGCGTGATTTTCACCTTGTAGTACATTTAAGAACTTACAAGCACCTGTACGATTCTTCATAAAGTAATCGTTATTAATACGTGTAGCATTAACGGCATCTTGATAGTTGTCAATACCTGTTGCTTTTGCACCTGCTGGTGATCTTGCCACCCATGCCGGAATATCAAGGATCATACCATAGTCCATATAAGCATCCATCCACGCAAGAACTTGCTCACGTTTCTTTTTAGCCTTAGGACAGTTAGGGTCTTTCCAATCACCTTCCCATACACCTTTACCAATCTGGAATCCACCTGAGTCACCAAGCAACCAACTGTTTTCGCGATCACGTTCACGAATCATAAGTTCTTTAGGTGCGTCTTTATTGATATCTAGTTCAGCGTGTCCTGCTGAATACAAACTCCAATGATAATTGAATAGTCCGTCTTTTTTGTTGAACCAATTAAGACCTTCCATCTCGTTGTTAGGAAAAGGAATACGACTCTTGTCTACATATTCTTCTCTACGTTGTTTACCGATGAAAGTCGCATAGAAACCACTGATCGCTGGCAAGAATATAGCGTAGTCTTTTTGCTCTTTTGTTAGATCAGTGTTCAATACTATTCTCCTTATTTGCTTTGTGCTGGCAAAATGTACTCATAAGTTGCTAAACCACTGTCTACACTAATTTGCATAGCACCTTGATCTGAAAACTTCATTACCTTGTCGCCATCTAAACTTAAAATAGCAAGTGTCTGCTGTACAGGCCATGCCCATTCATTTTTAAGTTTACCAGTTACACCAGTTGCGAATACAAACTCTCCTGCGTGTGTGCTTGCATCACCAAATTTAAATTTAATATCTGCACCATCTGTTAATACTGTAAACACAGTTTCTTCTGCGTTTGCAGTTGCCTGCATTTTAAAACGTTGTACACTTGCCATGGTTGGTGATACTTCAACGTCCCACTGAGCACCCTTAAACTTAACAGTCTTAAGTTTCTCATTAATAATGTCTGCATTCATAAAACGATAGTCGTTTTTAAAATCACCAGCGGCATTTTCAAAGTGAATACCTGTTGGAATTTGTACACCGTTTCTATCTTGACGCACAACATCAATCGAAGCACCATCTTTGTATTCTGGACATTTCAAATGAATGTCTAGTTTATTTAGGTTAGGCATACCAAAGGTACCCTTCATTTCAGCCTGTGCATTTTTTGTATTTGCCTGCATGATTACAGAGCGATCCTCTGCCATGCTGTCAATACCTGTTTGTGCATCATCACCGTTTACTTTAACAATGTTTAAAAAGCCAAGTGCGTGTGTATGTGCTACAATGTCTTGTAATATGTCTTTCATAGTTTTCTCCGTTCCTTATTACTATTATATTTAGAAAATCATTCAAAGTCAAATAAATTATTGAATGTATTCTTCTGTTCGGTTGATCTTATATCCCATTCTAGAACCCCAATCAAGTTATCCAATTTGTTGTCGATAATGGTTGATTCCATTTCGTCGTCAGCAAATGGCAGATCTTGGAACCATTTTGGAATACGCAGTTCATCCGTAGGATACGCAACCGAAGTATATCCCATTGGATTTTGTTTTAGTTTGCAAACGATAACTTTCATACCGTCCACAATGTTCATACTAAATTTGTCACCATTCATTTCTTTAAGGGTATTCCAATTAATACTTGCCCTTACATGACCTGGCATATTAACTTTACCTTGCTTTTTAAGTTTGGCAAGATAATCAGTAACATTGTTTGCACGTTTAGGTGATCCTTTTTCCCAACCTGGTCGTGCTTTGAATTTTGTTCTAAAATCTGTAATCATTTCGAGTACTTGTTGTTCTTGAGCACCTGTTAGCACAGCCAACAATACTTCGCTTAAAAAGTCTTGCATAAACACAGGAGTATCAGATCTTTTAAGATCAAGACCCATTGCTTTTACTTTGCCCGGCTTACCGTCTACATCTGTTCTAAAGCCTTCAAGATCATAAATCAATACAGCATAACGTTTCTTTGTAATAAACAAACCTTTTTCGCCAACAACTTCTCTACCTGCGGCAATTACATCACCCCTGCTTTTAGGACAATGAAATGCATCACCCATAAACTTAGGAAACGTGGTATTTGCTTCTTCACAGATTTGATCGTACAGTTGTATAACACTGTCTTTGTTCCAAGGAATATCACCTTTTTGTATTTCAGCACGTAGACTTGTATATGCACTAAAGTAAACAGAGTCAGTATCACCATAGATAATGCTCTTACCTGTGTGATCATAATCGCCTGTTATAATTTCATTGACCTTAGAAGCCATATGTTTTGCAATAGCACGACCTGTTAGTGTTGTACTTTGACCAATTCTATGATCAAAGAATCTACAGCCTGGATTTAGAATAGCACCATACAAACTGTTCAAGTTAATCTTTTTAACAAGTTGTCGTTTATCCCAGAAAGCAGTTTCAATTTTGTTGCCTGCATCTTGTGAGGCAGTTTTTTTGCCCTGCATTTCTTTACGTTCTGCATACCAACGTTTAAGTAGTCCAGGAATAATGCCTTCATACTCAGTTGTAAAAATAGTACCATTAGCACTCAACATCCATGGTTGATTGCTATCAAAAATCAGTTTGTAAACTTCTGCGGCACTTAGAGTATCACTTTCTCCGCCTTCCCAATCGACAGTAATTTCGATATCCTTGCGTTGTTCCATAACGTAGTCATATTCAAGACTACCAAACTTTCCTTCCCAAGCCGCCGCAAATGATTTCTTTTTAAAGTTCATTTGTTCGCTAAGATAGTTTTCTGTATGTGTTTGACGCAGTTGACCCACAACAGTTGCCGGATCCATATTCAATGCACGAATAACGGAAGGATATAGTGAATTCAAGTCCATTGAACCGATCCAGTCATGCAATCCTTTTTTAGGATATGCAACATAGGCACCTGCCGCCTGTGCAGAGCCTGGTTCTCTATGTACCCTGTTAGGAACTACATAACCACGTCTGTGTGCTTCGTTAATAATTGCTTGTTCTGTAACTGCTACTGCACCCATTGTGGTAGGTAGCAAAACTGTATTTGCGTGGGCAAGTTCGTTGGCTAAATCAATGAACCTTAGTTTTTTGTCCAACTTGTCCAGTAGTGCAACGTCTTGTCTGTTGTACTCAATGAACGTTCTGAAGTCATTATTATAAAGTTGATCGAGTGTACCTTCGTACACAGTTTTTGTTTCACCAACTTCCATTTCGCCAATAGCGTCAAGTCGATATGTGTGTCTTTCTTCGTACGTGTATTTACGATACAATTCAAGACTATCTAAATGCTGTCTGCCTATTAGGTCATAGGTTTCCTGCTCTCTTCCATATTTTTCATATGTTCTTTTCTTTGGATATTGATCCCACAAACAAAAACGTCTTGTGTCTTCTTTTGAAAGCACACGGGTAATACGGTTTACAGTATACGGAATATCATAACCTTCACTGTTCCATCCTGACAAAATATCTGCATCTTTGATTATGTCCAAAAATGTATCAAGCATTTCGGCTTCAGTTTCAAACAGATATGTGTTAGGAAAATCCTTACATTCTTCTTGCGCCTGCTCCATAGTAAGTGTTTTGGGAGGAAGTGCTAATGTAATAAGACTGTCAAGCCATTGTAGATGTACTGTGATTGCGGTAATGGCTGTAAATGGATCTTCTGGTGAACTGTATCCACGTTCTGGGTCAAAGTCTACCTCAATATCGAAAAACGCAACATTTAGATTTGGTGCATCTTGTCCGAGATAGTTTTCTTCTAGTAATCTGTATACAGGATTGATATCTGCTTCAAACAAGCCGCGATGCTTGTTAATCTTTTGTTCTTTTAAGAAGTCTTTCCAACTCTTACAAACAACACGACTGACGCTATCACCAAAGGTACTTTTTTGCTTGCCTTTAGCATCGCCATAATAAAATACATATCTTGCGGGGAATTCGCGAAACTCACGTTCGCCTTTTTTGTTTCTCTCTACGACCTTAATAATGTCTTTATCACGATCCCAGAGTGCATCTACGTAACTCAATATCTTCTCCTATATATGCCACTTGCGGCTGGCAAAAACCAATTATGTCGTTTATGGCCGACTGACCTTCTTCAACATTATTTACTATTATACGTTCTGTGCCTAAAAAAATCAACTACTTTTTTCTTCAATTGTTCTGCCTTACTTACCACCAATTGCTTGCTACTCCGTATCCAAATACATTTACACAAGCAAAATAACCTGTTAACAACATTACCCAGGCCGCTCCTCGTCTATAAGAAGCATATACCTGTGTCAAACTGCCAACAAAGAATCCTGGATACACAATAAGCATATTGGGATTTTTAGCCGTCATTGCAAGTGTTAAACTTGCACCTACAGTAAAAATAAAACTGATAAGTTCAAAAGTAAATGCTATCTTATCAGATTGATAACTGTTTATCCAAAAGTCTTTTACTCGTTGCAAAATTATACCTTGTCTTTGCCTGTGGTAACAATGATGTTTTCCAAATCTTCGAATTCATCAACTGCTTTATGCCATTCACCTTTTTGTGCGATTTTAATTGCCTTGTTAATTAGTGCTGGTTTGATGTCTAGTTCTTCTGCTACTGCTTTAACAGTGTCACGTAATCCTTCTTGTAGGTCTTGTACTTCAGTTAATACTGTTACGCCTTCGTTTACAATTTGGACCAGTTTGGCTTTTTCTTCTGCGCCAAAAGTTCTATCACTCATATGAGTCTCCTTTGTTAGTTTGTTATATTGTATATAGATTTATTCTATTTGTCAAGAACTTTAAACGGAATTGGCACCGATTTGTCTAAACAGGTAAACCAAACGTTGTTAGGACCAATGTGATGATCGTTTGGTAGTAATTCATTTACTGCTTGATTGACTCCTGGAAAGTCCATATCATGTCCACACAACCAACCATTAGATTTAAGTTTAGGAGTATAGCGTTCAATATCACCCTTTACACTTTCATAATCATGACTAGCATCAATAAAAACAAAGTCTAAACTATTATCAGGAATATTTCCATGAACATTATGACTGTGTCCTTCGATTGCTTTTAATCTAGGACCGTATTTTAATATTACACTATCTTTATAAAATAGTTTTATATCATAATCAATAGCATACATTTTCAAGTTAGGAAATGCATTTAGTAAATGAAAAGTTGTTCTACCATTACGCACACCAACTTCGCACCCTACTGTGGGATTAAATTTTTTGAATAGGTCTGCTAAAAAATAGTCTCTTTTATTGGGACCATTATATTCTATTGTTCTTTTGATTTTAATTTTATCTTGTGCCATGCTTCTTCAAATCCGTCTTCGTGTATGTACGATTCTTCGTTGTACCATACTCTTTTAAAATATGAATCATAACTGTCTAGTATGCATTCATGTGTTGTGTTTAAATGTCCTTTGACTAGCCAAAATAGTCTATAAGCCTCTTTGACATCTACACTACTCAATCTTTTAAGCCTTCGCCCTTATCTTTGTATGCCCATTCGTCTGTGTGTCCAACGCTCCACTTAGGATTGTTCTCCACTGTATAGTTTTGTGTGCAAACTTTAAAGTCTGGCGTTTTTCTTTCTGTTGGAATTAGACTTTGATCTGTAAACACAACTCTGTTATTCGGTTGTGCCGCAAACTGTCCGTTGTTTAATTTAATAATATTAAATGTTTTATGTTCTGGATCGTGTTCACTAAAGTTGATATCTAGTGTTGAATGTTGTGCGTGACACGTATCAAGTGTAAACATATATTCACCCTTGTGCATTTTGCGATCTTTGCCAAAGAATTCACAATCGCATAGCATAGGCTTTTTAATTACTGTAATGTCGTAATCAAAACAATCCCAAATCTGAAGTGTGTCTAGTGGAAGTTGATTGTCTTTATCGTAATCTTCCTTCCATACA